GCAATGTCAATCGCCGTTGCCGTCGGCGCGCTGTCGATCGCCGCGCGAGACTATCTCATCGCTCAGCCCGACGTCACGGCGCGCATTGAGCCGTACGCCCAAATGCTCATTGCTGCGGCGTCGATCCTCGTGCAGCAGGTCGCGCACGGAATCAACAAGGGAGCCGATAGCAATGGGTGAAACGCAGATGCTGACGTTGCTCACGAACGGCGGCATGCCTGCGATGTTCGCGGCGCTGCTCATCTGGACGCTGAAGACGTCAGCGGAAAGAGAAGAGCGGCTGATGCGCAGAGAGGAAAAAGTGCTGGCGAAGCTGGACGAAATGTCGCAGACGATCCTGCGAATCTCAACCCAGCTAGACAGCCTCGCGCGCGAGATAGATCGCATGCGCGGGGAGGATTGATCCGCCCACGATGGGGCGGTAGGTCCTAGCCGCTTTCGCGGCGCATGCCATACGGTCAGTTTTCGAACCGAATGAATGATACCTGATGAAGCTTTATGCATTGAAATTCCCAAATAGCATCATTCGCCCTCGTAGGCTGTATGCATCTATAGGGCTTGCCCATCAACGCAGAATGCATCTTTATTGCGGCAAGAATGCCACTTATGCGCTAACAGATAAAGAATACTGGCAGCGCAGCGATGAATTGAAAATCAAAATTATCGAGTTGACCTGTGAGGGGTGCGACGAAGATTCTCTGCCAGATCATGTCGCAGTGTGCTATAGCGGCTTCACGCAGGATTTCAAGCACATCGGGGTTAAGCCGTGTGGACTCGCAATCGGACCTTGCGAATGGTGGGAAATCATCACTCAGATTCAAGAGCCTTCGAAGTTCGAGTCTACACAGAAAGGATTTCTTGCCAGTGGCAAGCGATCTGTTGAGTGCTGATATGGATATCCCCTACGTCAACCAGCTGGACAACGCGCCGCGAGGAAACGACTGTGGACCGGCATGCGTGGCGATGCTCACTGGCAGCGTCAACCCGGCGCTGGCAACGGCCGCAACCGTGACCGACCTGTCGAAGCGCTTCGACGTGGCACAAGACGGCACCACGGCGCGCGACCTGGTGCGCATGGGCGAGTATCTCGGCATCAACATCGTCGCGGACACGGCGGCGCCGTTCCCCTGCATCAGCCTTGTTGATTACAAGATGCTGCCGCGCAAATACCAGGTGAACGGCGATTTCGCGCATTGGATCGTTCGCCTCTCCGACACCGTCTACCACGATCCGCTCTATCGCGGCGATCGCGGGGCAAACATCGTCACGACGAAGGCCGTGCTTGACGCAGCGGAACAAGCCGCGCGCCGATGGTCGTCCACCATCCCGAATCGAGTCCGTCTGAAAACTTCTATGACTCAAACCTCCGGAAAGGCTCTCATCACCGCGACCGAACGATTCCGTGTCCGATCCGCGCCGAGCACGTCGTCGGGCACGCTGACCGGTTATTGGCTTCAGCCCGGCCAGCTGTTCGATGTGCTGGGCACCACGACGGCCGAACGCTACACGTGGGGCAAGGTCAGCGTCACGGCCGGCTCTGTCGTCGTGGGGGACGGCTGGGTACGCGGCGACGGCTGGCGATTCGTGAACACGCCGACGCCTCCACAGCCGCAGCCGCCCGCGCCTGTGCAGGACTGGCAGCACGCAAAGTATCTCCTCGGCGTCAGTTGTCTCAACGACGGGGACGCGGGGATGGACGCTCTCGCGCGCGGATGCCGCAGCGTGCTGTTCATGGACAACCTCATGGGAGCAGCATCGGCCGCTCGTCAGTATCCCGATGCCATCATCGCCGCGCGCTTCTGGTTTCAGAATGCTCCCGACCCGTCGTGGCTCGCCGATCACGCGGGAGCCGGCCTCGCCAACATCCCGTCCAACATGTGGACGACATGCGCGAACGAGTGCGACTGGATTTGCTACGGCACGCCCGACGAACTTCGCCGCCGATTCGAATACGAACGCGCTTTCTGTAACGCGATGTGGGCGAAGAACCCGTCTCGCAAGCTCGTCATCGGCGAGTTCTCGCACGGCACGCCTGACATCACGAATCCCGCGATCGTGCAGACGTTCAAAGAAACTTACTACGCCTTCGCACAGCAGAACGCCGGCCGCGTCCGCATCGGATGGCACCTCTACACGAAGGGGAAGCGATTCGCCGACGCTCCTCCTGCGCAGGCCGAAATCATCGCGCCTGAATGGTATGAGGGACGCGATGCATCGTTTTGGACGCAGTGCGGGGCAAGCAGGGCCGTAGTTCACTTCTGCGGCGAGACGGGCGTAGAAGCCGGCTCTGGCGGCTTTGCTTGGGCGGGATACAACGACGACCAATTTGCGAAGTGGTGCAGCTGGTGGCTCGACTACCGGCGCAATCGTCCCGTCGTGCTCAACGGCGCGTGCATCTTCCAATTCGGATATCACCCGAACTGGCAGGGATACGACGTGCGCCGATTCGCAGGAGTGCTCGAGGACTTCTGGAAGGGGCGACGATCGTGAGCAAGCGCGAACCGTGGCGTAACCGCATTGTCGGACACGGCGAACAGCCTGCGATTTCGTTCATGGCCAACCCGTTGAACTGGCGCATCCATCCGAAGGCGCAGCGTGACGCGCTCACGGGGATCCTCGGTGACGTCGGCTGGGTGCAGTCCGTCATCGTGAACAGGACGACGGGTCATGTGCTGGACGGGCACGCACGCATTGAAGAAGCCTTGAAGCTGGGAGACGAAACGCCTGTGCCGTTCGTTGAGGTCGAGCTTTCGGAGGAAGAGGAACAGAAAATCCTGCTCACGCTCGATCCTGTGGCAGCGATGGCTACGGCAGACAAGGCGAATCTGGACGCTCTCCTGCGCGACGTGAGCACCACCAGCGAAGCCGTGCAGGGAATGCTGGCAGACCTCGCAAAAGCGAACGGCCTTGACTACGGCGCGGAGATCGGAGGATCGCTCGAAGACGCCGAACCGCAGATCGACAAAGGCGCTGAGCTTGCGGCGAAGTGGGGAACGGCGCGCGGCCAAATCTGGCAGCTGGGGGAGCATCGGCTGATGTGCGGAGACAGCACGAGCGCCGATGATGTAGCTCGGTTGATGGATGGTGAGCGGGCGGAGTTGCTTTTCACGTCTCCGCCATACGCAGATATGCGCGATTACAAGGGCGGAAACATGGCCGAGACGAAGCTGTCTCAATTCATCTCAGCTTTCAGCTCGCATGTCATGTATCAAGCCGTCAATCTCGGAATCAAGCGTGCGGACAATGAGATCGTTGAGTACTGGCAAGAATACATTTCTGCGGCAAAGCAATGCGGATACAAACTGCTGAGCTGGAATGTATGGGATCAAGGCCAGAACGGCGCAGTTGGGAAGCTTACTGCTATGTTCCCGATTGAGCACGAGTTTGTGTTCGTATTTGGCGCGCAATCCAAAAATCTCGTGCCAACTGTGCCAAACAAAACGGCAGGATACGTGAGCGATCATGTACACGATAGACAGTCTGATGGGGGACTCACGAAGAAGCAGCCAATAAAAACTAGGCCGATGAGAGAACTCGGAACAGTAATTCGATGCCCACCTCAGCTGGCGCGGAATGTTGACGCGTATCACCCAGCCATGTTCCCAGTTGAATTCCCGAAGGCGTACATTGAAGCGATGTCAAACGAATCTGATTACATCGCCGAACCATTCAGCGGCAGCGGCACGACGCTGATGGCCTGCGAACAGCTAAACCGCAAATGCCGCGCGATGGAGATCGCTCCGGAATACGTGGCGGTGGCGCTGGAGCGGTGGGCGACAGCGACAGGCAAGACGCCTGTGCTGGTCACAGAGGTCACGGAGTAAAAAATGGCTAGGCTTACGCGAAAGATGATTGAGGCGGCGCTGATGGAGACGTTCGGCAACGTCGCGCTGTCTGCGAGACGCCTCGGTGTCTCGCGTGAATATCTCAGCCGAACGATTACCAAGACCCCGGCGCTGAAGGTGATTCTCAACAGTGCACGGGAGGAGCGAGTAGACCATGCCGAGAGCGCGCTCAGCCGCGCGGTGATCAACGGCGAGGCGTGGGCCGTGTGCTTCACGCTCAAGACGCTAGGCAAGTCGCGCGGATACGTGGAGCGCGTGCAACAGGAGATCAGCGGACGAGATGGGCAGGCAATCGAAATCAAACCTACAGTCTTCGACCACAGCGCCGCCGTTGCCTCCCTTGCGGCCCGATCAGCTGAACATTATCGGGAACCCGGCGAGGTTCAAAATCGTGGCGATGGGGAGACGCTGGGGTAAGTCGTACATGGCCACGTCATACGCTCTCTCCTGTGCAGACCTCGGCGCGACCGTCGCATGGATCGCGCCGACGTATCGCAACAGCCGTCCACTGTGGCGTGCTGCGGAGCGGGCTGTTGCGCCTGTGGCACACAAGCTCACCGTGCGGCGCAGCGAACGAGAGATCGTATTCCCGTCGGGCGGATCGCTGTTCGTCTACAGCGCCGACAATCCGGACGCGATGCGCGGCATGTCGTTCGACCTTGTCATCATCGACGAGGCAAGCCGTGTCTCCGAGGAATCGTGGACGGATGTGATTCAGCCGACGCTTGCCGATCGCGGTGGACGCGCCATTCTCATCAGCACGCCCGTCGGCCGCAACTGGTTCTATCGTGAATGGTTGAAGGGCCGTCAGCACTCGGAGCGCATCGCGTCCTTCCAAGCGCCGTCATCCGCGAATCCCATGCCGACGATCCGCGAGGC